TATGACATTGCGACCCTCAAACCAAACCGCTTGGATGGACTCGTTATAGGTGGTTTCTCCATCGTTTTCATACTCATAAACGACAGTAACAATCTCGCTACCCGCACCTGTTGTTGTGTCAAATTCCCAAGTTTTTTCCATGATTCACTCCTGTTAAAAATTAAATGTTATTCCTGTTTCGGAATGTTTTGAATAGGGATAAACCCTAATCTCCGAAAAAACAAGCAATTCCCTCTTCATCTTTGTCAAACATATCTGTCTGAGCCAAGGCATATTTGTGCATTTCTGCATAACTTGGTCTGTCTTTGCGGAACTTTGCCCCGTCTCCATAGGTTTTGTTTGAACTATTGGCGTGGGCTTCCATCTTCATCCACCACAAAGCCCTCTCGGGTTTTTCTTGGATCAGGGACTGAATTTGGTGGGCTGGCTTTAAAAAGCACAAATCACAATTTCCATGCATCGTTACCCCATTGTTGTTTGGCAACTTAAGATCAAATGCATGGCTTTTCCAAAACGCTCCAACGTGTTCTTTAGTGATTCCTGCCGCAACAAGTGGTGTTCTGCTTCGGTCAATCTTGGCTGCCCGTCTTTGCTCGTCAGCCCGAATGCCCACCCAATCCATGTTTTCGTTGTGTTTCCACCCCAAAGACTTCAAAAAGTGGTGGATAACCCGAATTTTCATGTTGATTGTGCATATTCTGGCAACTGGATTCGGAAGGTATGGCTTGCCGTTTTGGTTGATTGAGTCGAAAAAAGGCTCACCATTTCTGCTTGCAGTCTCGTAAGTAACAACTCTGAACCTATCTTTTGGGGTTTCATGTGCTTTGTACTCAAGCCAATTTATCTTGACACCCCAATTTGTCTCGCAATCATGGACAAACTCCAAAGTCTCCTCGCACTCCTTGCCTGTATTGGCAAAACAGACGATTGCTTCGGGCGGGAGGCTCATGTCGTGAGCCTGTAGGATGCGGTAAAGCATATAAGCCGATGTTCTGCCTCCTGAGAAGCTGATACAAGTTGGCTCGGTAATCTTAAACGGGTTGCTCATTCCAAACACTCCTTAACGCAAATATCAACGCCTGGCAGACTTGAATAAACCTTCGTAACGTGGATGTTTATGATTTGCGAATCGTCATGGTAGACAACCCCGTTCATGCCATCTTCTACGCTTTTTAGGATGTTACTTGCGTCAGGTTTCTTTGTTGGCTTCTCTGACCCATCGGCAATGGCTTGTAATCTCTTTTTGGTTGCCGATGCGGGGATTGGCACTCGAATGTAAAGATACAGGCTTACAGGGGTTTCAAGGGCTTCTGAGCTACCCATTGCTTCCCTTGCGGCTTCTTTAATCAGGGTTTCATAAGTTCTTGTCTTTTCAGGGGTGTAAGTTTGCACAAAGTTTCCCCTCTTGACGTATCTAGCCCTTTGTTTGCCAACAGGGTTAGCATCTACTTTAAAAGTTACCATGAACATTAAAATCTCCCAAAATCTTTATGCAGAAACATTGATGCGCTGCAATATGCCTGATGCGCCTCCTCTTTTGTGGGGAAAAGTCCAAGTGAATATATCTTGTCAAAACACCTTATTCTTGCCCTGAATTTTTTAGTTTGAGGGTGAAAAGTAACACCCTTTAATCCAATTGAACTATGCTTTCTTACTTTTGCATTCCATGTGTTTTGGTATTTATCAGCTTCTCTAAGATTTTCAATCTTATTGTTTAATGGATCGCCATCAATGTGGTCAATAATCTTTGGGGCATATCCATGATGTATAAAAAATACCAACTTATGCTTCATGTATGTTTTCTTATTTATTGATAAATGTAGATACCTATGTCCAGAGACTTGAGCCAAGCCTCCCTTCTTAACTCTTCTTGATGTGGGATTTTTCCAATAAAAATTACCATCTACATAGTCAAGATAAAAGAAAACATCCTCTACGGATAAATCTTTGTACAGACTTTTTGCTATTGTTTCGGTCATAGAAGTGTCCCATTTTGCATTTGTTGCATAAAAGCCCTTATGCGATCTCTCGCACCAGTTCCATAGATTCTCTCTGCCCTCTCAAGTCTTGCCCTGATGAGGTCACGATTCTTATTCCATTCCCAATTACGATAGAGTTCTCTAGCCTCGGACTGCTCTAGTTGAACCCTATCGCTTGGGCTTTGGATGTTTCTCCTACTCCAAGTCACCAGTTAACTCCAATGCCTTGTTTATCAGGTGTAGAGGATACGGGATTCCTTCACGCACCTTATCTAGTAGTTTCATTGCTTCATAGTGGCTCATGCTTCAATTTCTTTTCTAAGAAATAAGACCAAATTGCACCACCAGAAACTTTGGCAATAAATTGAAGTGCCACGATTTCAGGCATCAAAACACCAAATGCTATTGTTGGGAATAACAAAGAATCCACGGCAGCACCAGCAGTATTTGAGATATTTGCTCGTTTAATCCATGATCCTGTTGTTTTCATAAATACTGCCCAATCAACTAAAGCTGCAATCAAGAATGAAACGGCAGAAGCTACTGCAATCATCCCTGCGGCAGGGTTAAGCAGATAAGTTAGCCCACCTGTGCCGACAATTAAGCACCCCATTTGCCAAGTTTTCAGGCGAACATGAAGCCAATCTCTCAATGTCAGATCAAGTCCAATTAAGAAAAATGCGTTAACAGGACTGATTGCAGGGCCAAATGTTGCCACCAAAAGGTTTGCCAAGGTCATTGCCACGGCATAAGTTATCAAAGCAAAAATCATAAAAGTGTTTCCTGTTCCATTGGTTGATAAAAATTCCATTTAGATGGGGCATTGAATGCCTCGATCCTAGAACGCATAATTTGCGCCCTTGCTTCCTTGGTAGGCGGCAGATAATTGCCATGCTTCCAATGCACATCAATGCCTACATTCCTTCCAATATTGGTGCTGTCGGCTGATGAAAATGGTAGTTTGGTAAATATTGCAGGGTCTAGCATCCTTAAACCATGCAGTTTGCAAGCAGGTCTTCCCATGTCATCACAAATAACACGCATGGCCTGGCCAATTCTTACCCACCATTTAGAAGTTCCTACTGTTGCAAAATCTCCAGAACTGCCAATACATACCCGAACATAAGTGTTGGCTAGTTGTTCAAGACGCTCTAAAGATTCGTGCATATGCCAAACTGGAGAGCCAAACCAAGTTGGTAAAGGGCAGTCTTTAAGCAAAGCATCATTGTCTGCTTCTGTTCCATCAATCACATCAGGAATGACAGCAAAGTCGCAAGAAGGGACTTTCTTTAGGTTTAATGACCAATCGTAAAAAGGCTGCCAATCAGTAATTGGCTTTCCTTGTTTCCAAGCCGAAAAAGCGCCATTGTCTATTGCGAATGACTGACAAACCTCAATAGCTGATGCAAGTTGGTCAGAATGAGCAAATGACACAAAAGCATGACCACCCTCTATTGCCTTAACAGCTACTGTGGCAGGAGTTATTGGTAAGCCGTGATAGTGAATCATTTTCGTAGCTCTGCTAGTTTTGCCCGAATGTGTTCAGGCATAGGGGTGGCTTTTTTTCTATCAGCCTCAATCTTTGCCAAGGCAGGGTCAATTTGCGCTTCAACTTTAACCCCGAAGGATTCGGGAATCTCTGCCCCATCCCATCGTTGTTGGTTCAAGTAGACCAAAGGTGCAGGGATAAAAGCGCCATCGTCTTTTCTCCAAGCATCGGTTGTTTTCATCCACTCTATGTGCTTGATGATCTGGTCTACGCAGGTATCGCAGTAAAACTTCTTCCATTTCACTCTACAGGCTGATTTACCGCCTTTTCTAAATGATTTGGGCCATGTGTTCCAGAATCTTTCAAAGTTATCCATGTTGTTTTCTTTAGACATAGGTTCTCCAAGGGTGGATAGAGGGGTTTCTATCCGACCTTCTCCAAGCATTATGGTATTCATCTATTCACTCCTATTTACTTAAATACAAAAACGCCCCAAGTGCGCATGACGAGTTAATTCGCTTATACATTTGGCCTTGTTACCACCGATGTACCAAATGCTTTACCAGTCGCTTAACCAACGCTGGTCGGCAAACAGGGGGTGTACCTGATGTCGGTGTTTTCTTCCAAGCCATCCATGCAAATGCGCTGCTACGTGTGGAGTACGGCTGATGTAGAAGGGCGTAAAAAAACCGCTTGCAACTGCCCTCTGGTGGAAGTCTTTCCTAAATACACCCTTGGAACTTAGGAAAGACAGAGAGCATGTGCAAACGGCCTTAATTTCGTTACCTTCCACAGCAACGATTTCATTGTACACAAAATTTAATTGTGTCAAGAGGTTTTTTTCAAATAAATTGATTATTTGTGATTTCGTTAGTTTTTGGTCTGCCAAGCAAACGAATAGCCTGTGCGTTCATAACGGCATACTCAGACTTAGAAAAGATTCCCTGTGCGTTTCTGATGTCAAACGGGTTTAGCTTGTCCCAAGGCTCATCATTGACAACTGTTTGAGCCTCAATCAACCGAGGCACTAAAGTGTACTTGGTGACCCAAAACCGATCTATCTTGATTTTCTCGGTGGTCAACTCTTTTTTTCTAAACATCTTCTTACAAGCAGCAACGATGGAGGTTCGGGGTATTCCAGTTAAATTCTCTATTTCGTGAGAAGTAAGTGGCCCATTCTGCAAAGCCCTGATGATTGCTTGTTGTGTCATTTAAAGAGTCTTTCTAGGTTAAGTGGCTTGTTTGTGTGAAGTTCAAGAGTCCTGGCGAGCAAAGCCACAATACTCGCTTGGAAATCCTCTGGTTCGGTTGTGTAAGCCTCTGCCATTGTTTGAGCGTACCCAAGCAAGGTTTCGGCACAAGTTTGTTCAATTTGTTCGATGTTCATACTCAGAATACTACTGTTGTTTTTATGCTTGTCTATTAGGGTTTATCCCTATTAAATAGTTGTAAAACCTGTGGCACATTATCGATGTGGACAACAAATAAACCACATTTTGATAAACAAATAGGAGTGAATATGAAAAATCAACCAGCGTTTCCTTGCGAATATGATGAGTATTTGCCTTTACGGAATGGCATGACATTGCGTGACTACTTTGCGGCTAAGGCTATGAATGGCATCATGATGTATTCAGTTGAATGGATATCAACAAATGAACCGCCAAGTGCAGAAACCTTAGCTCTTTTTAAAGACATGGCACAAGATTGTTATGCAATTGCAGACGCAATGCTGAAAGCAAGGTGCAAATAATGCCGATTCTTAATGGAAAGAAAGTCGTTGACCTAGAGATAGATGGAGTAGATAGCAGAGATTTCCCAGACTTCTCTGATGCCTACTTCTCTTACGGATGCTATGAAGATGGAACAGAGCTAACAGAAGATGAGTTGAATAGCCTCACCGATCTGGCAAGCGATGTTCTTTGGGAAATGGCTTTTGATAGGTTGCACTGATGAAAACATTATTCCAGACCTATGTAGAAGAGTTCTCAGACATCCACTACTGCCCCTATTGCCTGGCAATCAGGGGAGATAAAATAGTTTGCTGCCAAGAAGCAGACTTCATCGAGTTCAAGGATTTAGACCTTGACCAACAAAAAGAGATTATTCAACAAGAGTTAGATGAAAATCAAAGGAGTTAATATGAGTACCTACACACAAGACCCAAACCAACCAGGCTTATTGGTTGAGCGCAAAGAGTTAATTGAGAAACTGTTGGCAAAGAACGTCAATGGTCATCTTGAGAAAAAGAACGGCCTATCCTACCTATCATGGGCTTGGGCATGGGCAGAGGCTCTTAAAGCTGATGCAGACGCTACTTACAAGGTAGAGATGTTTGATGGCAAGTGCTTTATGGACATCAATGGGACAGCAATGGTGTTCGTTACAGTCACCATGTTCAAAAAGCCTATGACTTGCCAGTTACCCGTGATGGACTATCGGAACAAAGCCATTCCCAATCCTGATGCTTTTGCGGTCAACACAGCAATCATGCGTTGCATGACCAAAGCCCTGGCACTACATGGACTCTCTCTGTACATCTATGCGGGTGAAGACCTCCCCGAAGAGGGCAGATCAGTAGTAATCACACCTACTCAGGGCGCACAAGATAATATTCCTCCAGAGGAATTACATTACTTGCAAGAGATGGCAGTCGAATTGATTGCCACTTGTGAGCAAGGTGACCCCAAGGCAGCTTGGGATAAGTTGGAAGGAGAGAACCTAGATGCCGAACAAAAAATAGCATTATGGACACTCCTACCCAGTAAAGTGCGTTCAGCTTTGAAAAAGGCTAAGGAGCTATAAATGATTACGCAGGAACTTGTTAAATCATTATTTGATTACGACAGCAATACAGGAATTTTTACAAGAAAAGTTACTGTAGCAAACAATGCAAAAGCTGGACAAATTTTGAACACAATGGGTACTGACGGATATTTGAGAACATCAATTAACAGAAAGCCATTTAAAGTTCATAGACTTGCATGGCTTTATATATACGGAGAATTACCAACATACACAATAGACCATATCAACAGAATAAGAGATGACAACAGAATAGAAAATTTAAGGGATTGTAAGTTTTCAGAAAACTCACAAAACAAAAAATTTTATATAAATAATACTACTGGGTATAAAGGTGTTGTTAAAAAAGGAAATAGGTTTGCAGCTCAAATAACTGCTTGTGGAAAAGTAAAGCATTTAGGTTATTTTTCTAAAGCAGAAGATGCACACAAAGCATATTGTGATGCTGCAGTTAAACTTCATACGCATAATGAATATGCAAAGAAAGCAAAGGAAATGTGATGGACAACCTAGCAATTAGTCACGACTATGTTTTGTCAGCATTTGACTATCAAGATGGAAATCTTATTAGAAAAACTGGACGATTAGGAGAAGTTGGTCAAATTGCTGGTTGTTTTCACAAAGGAACTGGTTATATCCATGTGAAGATAAAAGCAAAAGCCTTCAAAGCACACCGCCTTGTTTTCTTGTATCACCACGGCTATTTGCCTGAGTTTGTTGACCACATTGATGGTAACAAAACAAATAACAAGATAGAGAATTTAAGAGCTGCAACCAAAGAGGAAAATTGCCGCAATCAAAAAATTCGATCAACAAACAAATCTGGATACAAAGGAGTCAAATGGGTTGAACATTGTAAAAAATGGCAAGTTGAGGTTTGCAAAAACTACAAACAATTGCGTTTTGGTATGTATGAAGATTTAGAGTTAGCAGGTCTTGTTGCTATCGAAGCAACAGAGTTAATACATGGCAGATTTTCTGCTTACAAAGGAGTTTTAAATGGAAAATAACAAATCAATGCAGCGTGACAATAGTGGCGTTCTTTTTTCTAATGACAAAAAGGACAACGAACGTGCTCCCCACTATAAAGGGAACATCACAGTTGATGGCAAAGATTACTGGTTATCAGCATGGATTAAAGAAGGAAAGTCAGGTAAATTCATGGGGTTAGCAGTATCTCCTAAAGAAGAATATAAAGCCAAACCTTCCGAGCGTTCTAAGGCAACAGGGTTCGATGACCAAGACCTCCCCTTTTGAGTTAATATAAACCTGAGGGGGGAGCTGTGCAAAGGATTTTCCTAGCTTGCAGACGAGCAGTTTTCCCCTCACCCAATAGGAGTGAATGATGAGTACATTTTTTGATAACATGAATGCTTCGATAGAAAGATTCTTTGGCACAGAACCTTTCAAACTGGTGAGAAAAGAAGACCCTACAACGAGCCATCAGGCTGCCCAAGGGGTAGATAGCACCAAGCTAGAAAGTATGGTCTACGAAGCCATTAAACGCCATCCAGAGGGGTGTATTTCAGACGAGATACTAGAGATGTACCCAAATTATCCATATTCCTCTATAACAGCACGATACAAGTCTCTGTTAGACAAGGGATTCATTGAAGTAACGGGTGTCAGACGGGGAAAGTTTGGCAGAAATCAACGTGTTATGAAAGCTGTCAAATGATAGAAAAACCACCATATTCCAAGATAAGTTACCCCTCTGTGCCAAACAAGGACTTTGTATGGTCTTCAGGGTCTGATGTTCAGGCTATTTGGAGAAAGTTTGGATGGACTCCGCCCTCAGAGAAGATGATTCCACCGCCACCTGAGAAGTATCAAGAACCTTTAAGGAGAGTGAGATGAAATTTGAAAGAAAATTTGGTTGGGACGATCAAGATTTACTTACCATCGAAGCTGAAAGTTTCGAGAAAATCTCAGTCATCAATGACTTTATTGAATTCCAAGAGTATCACGGCTGGGGAACTGAGTACAAAGAAGTTGATGAAGATGATGAAGATGAGGAAATCCCACCTTTCGCCTTAGACACCCACGAACCTTTGTAGCCTATAAGCTACTTTGCCAAGAGATAAAGCCCCACATTGCTAAAGGCGTACCCTGCGTACACGATAGCCATGTAGGGGTTTTCTTTATAGAGCTGTTCACCAGCAATATAGGCATAGATTGCCCCCGTCAGAATGATTAGCCAAGCACTCAAAATGCACCTACATCAATCACTTCACCCCTAAACTGAACCATATCCTCATCAAATTTATGGACGAGTTCAGGCCATAAAAGCTGACCATTAAAGAAGTTTAACACCGCAAAGCCCGATCTGTGGTTGCTAGGATTTATTTCAGCATAAGTAAATTGCGGCCCATCAGTCTCAGCCAATGTACCTGTATCCACCCCGTACCGAACCCCGTTGTAGTCGCTAAAAGGAGTCACCTTTAGGCTATGCAAGTGTCCAGTAACCACCGAGACCCCAGCGTTCACAGTATTGTTGTGTGTGGCATGGACTCCACCTTTATATCGGTGCTTGATAATACATTGCTCAGTAGGCCATACTGCCCAGCAAAACTCCCACTCGGTAATGTGGTCTGTCAGCTTAAACCCGACAACATCTTTAAACTGTGGTGCGTGTTGCGCTAATCTGTTGCCAAACCTAATATCGTGATTACCCCATGTAAACAGTAGCTTTACATTGTGTCTCGCAGCTTTAGCGGCTTCTTCAATCTCACCCAAAGCACCTTGCGTAGCCTTTAGTTCTTGGATGACAGAAGTCTGTGGCTGGTCAGTTACATCATGCCTCGATATAGACGCTCCATCAAACGCATCCCCGTTACATATCACTGCCTTTGGTTTGAACTCTTGTATAGCCCATAGAAGCCCTTTAAACGCTGTTGTACGTTGACCAGGTATGAAGTGGGCATCTGAGAACACAATCACAGTCCCATCTAATATGCCAAGGTTAACTTGTTTTAGCGGAGAAAAGGATTTCGGCCTCTTAGCATCATATTTAGCACTGCGAGAGTCGTTAGCCCCTAATTTGACCTCATGGATATTTTCCATGCTTCGTCTGCGGTAGTTAACTGCTCTCTCAGTTATGCCTAGAATCTTTGCTATTTTCGTAACAGATCGATGCTTGTCCCACAGTTCTATGAACTGCTCATCTGTACAGGAATTCATGCCATTACTTGATACCATGAGAATCCTTAGACAGTAACTTTTCTAGGAGATTGATGACCCTATGCTCTTGCATCTCTATTTCATCTTGAGATGACTTAGGGTCTTGTGCCACAGTCATTAAGTCATGCAAAAAGATGTGCAGTAACTCATGCAAAGCAGTCATATCTAAAGACTCAGGTGTGATCTTCTCAGCACCAAAGTCGCCTAGTCTGTAAGTAGCCAATCTAGCGTTAGGGGTAAACTCAACAGAAGCCATCGCAGCTTTGGCTGGTTTACTTCCTCTCTCAATTCTCCAATCACCCAGACTGAGAACTTGTTGCCACTTTTTGACACTTTGTGCAAATAATGCGACATCTTGCGGTGTAGGAATGTTAGGCATTTCAACACCTTATAGCAGAATTGTTACAATTTAATTTAAGAAGCCAAAACTAGCAAGGCATGGTCTATATGCTTTATGCGGTCTTCCAAGCCAATAAACCCACCATTTATCTTCTTGGTTAAGGTTTTGTAGTCCTTGTTATCAGCATATTGGTTGAGCCTGTGAGTGTCCCAAAACCACCCTGCGGTTAGGGCGGCGTACATGGGAGTCGCCACCAACTCAGGTTGCATCACAAAATCCACCCCAAGAGCCTGACCTGCATGGAAATAGTTTGCATGGCCTGTCAATTGGATACATCCTCGGCCCCTGAAGCGATACCCATCACCAGAAGCCTCATCCCTGTTGCCCATCCGATTTGAGTAAACAGTATTGGCAATCAACTTGGGATTACGAGCACAAGCCTGTGCCTTGGCAGCATCAAATCTTCTAGGCCATAGTTTCTGTAAAGCCTCTGCCCTGTAATTAAGATTTTCTTCCAAGATTCTGAAGTTCCCACATTCATGCCCACATTGACCAATGAAAGCCGCCTTTCTAAGCGGATTCATAATGTCAAAGCGTTCAAAAGTGGCATTCAGGGCATCTACCCATTCCTCGCCAATATGAAGTTGTCGTAGTTGTTCTTTATTTACTGACATTTAGTAAATCTCTCATCTGGTTATACGAGTCCACGCAAGCATTCAGTGCAACAGTATTCTTATCACCTTGGGCGACTATTTCTGCGATGGCATCGATGGTTGCTCTTTCTGCATCAGAAGGTTCATTAGCCTGTCTGTCAGGTTGGCTGGTTGCTTCTGTATTTGTGGGGGCAGAGGCGGTATTTGAGGGGGCTTGTACGTTACTTGAGGGGCAGAGGCGCAACTTGCCAGCACGATTGGCAACAGCAAGAGCAGTAGTTTTTTTGTTGATAGCATCATTGGCTTCCTGTAGTTTCAAAGATTGTTGATTAAGTTTCTCACCCATGTTTTGCTCGATTAGACGAGCTTCATCATTCTTCTTGGCAATGGCTATCTTCATGTCTCCATCACGTTCTAGCCACCCGTAATGGTGTCCTACTTGGTATGTACCAAAGAGAGATACCAAAACACCCACAATAAGCCAAGGTAAAGGTATAGGAAACATTATTCAGCCTCTTTTCTTGCTTGAGCCAGTTCTTCACGCTCTTGGTCGTCTTCTAGGTGTTCAGGAGGGGTAGTGGGAGGAGGGCCAGGTGTCCAACTCTCATCCAACTCAGGGTTCTTCCAAACAGGCATAGCACCGAAAGGTTGACTAGGCAAACCATACGCAGATTGGGCATAGGAAGACCCATAGGAAGGGTTAAAACCGCCCTGAGAGCCTCCATAGCCCATTGGCTGGCACATTGGTTGCGTTGGAGGATTAAACGCCCTAGAAGCACTGGACATAGCCCGCTTACCAATAACTCCACCGATACCGCCAACAATCAACAGAACAATGTCGTTCAGCATCTTGGTATAGGCTTGGTCAATCGGGGCCATACTTTTGATCGGTTGTGTGACAAAAGTGACCGAGTAGAGCAGGGAAATCACGATAAATGTGAGAATAAGTGTGACTGCAATCACAACAAACGCCCAAATTCTTACCTCAATTTCGTCAGTTGTTAACTTTTGTTTCTGGTTGGACATCATTGATTTTTTTCTCCAAGATTGGGGCAACCAAGTACTCAGGGCAAGTCTGAGTGAACTGGCATCTAGGTTTTTGACATGGTTCAGCATGGAAATTATCTGGGTTTTGGCAAAAATAACGATATTTCTCATCACAGCCATGTAGCATAAAAGCTACGAATACAAGTATGTACTTCATTTACCAAGACCAACCTTTCCAAGTAGAAGATTGACAATTCTGTCAGACAGATCATCAGGTAAGAACTTCAGAAAACCTAAGAAGTACAAAGCCACGCACCCGTAAACGAATATCTTGAGGCACATATCAAAGGTCTTCTGATACTCATTCACCGACCACACCTTCTAGTAGTCTCACAGAATGTCATCAACTCATTAACACCAACAAAGACTAGAAACAGAACAAAAAAGACCCCACCTATTGCCAAACCAATCTCTAGTTGTTCTTGCTCTTTCTCTTTGGCGGCTTTCTCTGCCTTCTTTAAAGCACTTATCTCTTTGGCATCTGCCAAGTCCATCTCTGCTTGACGGGCTTTAATCTTGTTCCAAACGTCAATCTTTCCTGTCTGCATGAAGAGCATCTTTAACTCTTCCTCAAACGCCCTAGCCTGTTCTAAAGCCATCTCAATCTGCAAAGCCGTACCCATATTCGAGCCTTTGCCAGACTGTTTAGCCTGAAGCATGGCTTTTGTAGCTACAGACTTAGCGTCAAATAGCTTACCAATCATGGGCGCAAGTGAACCTAGGTCTTGGGCAACATTAGCCGCCTTCTTGACCATCGAAATAGCTGACTGAATGCCAGCTAGAGCCGTTAATGGGTCTATTGGTATCACTTCTTTCTCTCCCACTTGAGACAGACTACTCTGCGATTGTAAACATCGCCAGTCCAAGTCCATTTAATACATCGGTACTCTATGGTTGCCGCCAAGAGAAAGGCGATCACGGAAATGCCCAAACAATAATATAACTACAAAAGATTACAAA